AGGGTACTTGCGAAACTTATTTCCTGTAATCCCTCACTACAGGATATGAGAGACGATGTATTATACTGACTATAGGTCTCGGTTTGTGATCAGTATTGTTATTTATCTTAGCAAATCGTAATATTTCTGTCAACCAGATTAGTATATTTGATGACTATTATTAGGTGAACTTATGTATTTGTCAACCCATTCCATTAATTTATCTTCTCTATCCCAGTAATGATAATAAAATTTTGGATACAGTTTAGTTATCTTATACAATTCTCCCAACATATCATGCCTTCTTTTCCATTGATTCATGTCACCCTCTTGTGGATGTAATTTATTTCTATCTTTTTTATTAGTAAAATCTATACCTACGCTCATCCAATCCTCAACTACATTCCAATCAAGATCTGTCAATTGTTTAGATAAATCAAAACCTATCATGTCACAACGTGTAGAAATTTGAGAGAACTCCCACCACATTTCATAGAAGGGTGAGTCAACCACTGTCTGCCATATACATGCACATACGGGACTCGAATATTGTTTGAATTTATATCCCATATCCTTCGCTGTTTGAGTTATTTTTATTAGGTCGTCTGCACTATTGAAAGCACCTATGTAACCCTCAATAATTTCCTCATAATATGTGAATCTTTTTGGATGTTTCATATAGGTGCGAGGAAACATTTGTTTAGATTTCTCAACCCATTCCTTTGTCATTACATAACATCCATCAATCCATACTACGTCAGTGCCAATAGGAAAAAGTTTATCTATTCTTATCTTAGGATACAGAGCACGTCTCAATGGACACTGGTGATCTATCGGTATCTCCCTGAACTCCCATGCTCCTTTATGAGTGATGGTTCCATCTGTGTAACAAATATATTGAACGTCAGGATCATAGTAATGATCGTCAGAAATTTGATCATATCCATTTGTAATGCATGTTACTACAATCATGATGGAGGCCACTTAGGATCAAGAACATTATTTTCTATAAATCCTTGATGATTATATGTTGCATATAATTTAGGATGCATACCAGTAATTTTTCTTATCTCATCTAATATTTTATCTCTCTCCTTGTACTGCTCCATGTGACCTGCTTGTGGATGTCTTTTTCTTCTATATTTTTTACCACCACTTCCGAATACAACACCCACACTACCTGCACTCTTACCATCTCTAGGATCTAACCAACCATCTTCAATATAATCTATTTTTGTTTTAGTATATTGTCTTGCTCCTTCAAAAGATAATTGATCTCTATTAGGTCCTATTAATGACCACTCCCACCACAGATCATGTAGTCTTACTATGTCTTCAGATAAAATTCTCCATATGGCACCAAGAACGGGACTTGAATACTTATAAAAATTGAAACCCTTTTCCTTTAGGAATTTAGTAATGGTGACTTGATCCTCAAACGTATTCATAGATGCAAGAAATCCCTCAAGTATTTCATCCATGTAGGAGAATTTCTCACAGTGTCTCATGATAGTAAAAGAACTTTGGGATAATATTCTTTTCGATTCTTCTACAAATTTCTTAGTCATAATATAACAACCATCAATCCATACAGTTTTACTTCCCATTGGGAAAACTTTATGAGGATTGATTTTTGGATATGCAGATAGTCTTCTTGGACACTCATGCTCAATAGGTATATCTCTAAACTCCCATGGATCTTTATGTTTTATACTACCATCAGTGAAGCAAACATATTTCACATCTGGATCATAGTAATTTTCATCAGGTAGTTCATCATAACCATTCGTTATGCATGTGTATATTATCATAACCCACTTATAACATCTAAGACAGGATCATTTTTTGTGAAGTACTTTGATCTATCACCAAGTATAAGTTGTCCTGTTTCTCTTAATCTTGCTGCACGATACCTCATAGTTTTATTCAAACCCGTGATCACTGATAACTTATCAATCAATTCACTTGGATCTCCTCCCTCATGGTATTTGTAATCACCAGTTCTATTCTTCCACCAAATTCCATCAGGTTCTGCATCTGTGAATCTATTCAAAAAAGATCTAGCATCTTCAGTCTCGTATTTTGTTTTTGATAATTGTAATGCTACAGAAAAAGACAGTTGATCTCGTACACCACCTTTGATATACCAATCCCACCATAGGTCATTGAAGTGCCATTGATTTCTTCTTATCAATATGGTGCACATAGGAGAGAAAAATTTATTAAACTTATATCCAGACTCCTTTATCTCCTGTGTAAATTCTATCAATGTTTTTTCATCCACCCATCCTCTATTATAATATTCTGCACATTCCTCTAGGTAAGTATGTTTATGTGGGTGCTGCATTACAAAGAAATTTGTTTCTTCCAATATAGCTTCACACAAACCTATGAAACTATCATTTAGTAAGTGAAGTCTTGATGCATCAACATATACACTCTCATCAAATGGACAATATATCTTATGATAACGTGACAGTCTAACTGGATCTGATATAAATTTTGGATTTGGTAATGATTTCCATGGTGCTGGTGGATTATCTACACCAAATACGTAGTACTCAGCACCACATGGCATGTGAGTGGGAAGATCTACGTAATTATTAGTAAGGCATGTATAGATTATCATATTATATTATAGTATTTCATATAGAAATCATGCTCTCTATATATTGCACAAATTTTAGGTAAACCTGATATGTCTTTCAATTCATCAAGAAATTTATCCTTCAATTGATATTGTTTTTTATCCCCGTGTTGTGGATGTTTCTTTCTACGACCAACCTTATTGATAAAACCCAACTCAATACCACTGTCGTCTCTATCATCATAAAATTTTGGAATGAATCCTGTAAATTGCATGGATGCATCAAAGGGAATATTGTCACGATTATATCCACGACTACCCCACTTATACCATGTCTCATTGAACACCTTCATATCATCAGTCAACTTCCTCCACAATATTGTGCACTGTGGACTTGAATAATCTTTGAAATTATATCCAGATTCTTTCAATGATTTAGAAAGATTTATAGCATCATCGTATCCAAAAAATGCACAAGTAAATCCCTCCAACATTTCATCATAATATGAAAACTTGCCTCCATGTCTTAGCACACTGAATGGAAATGATTTCATACTATTATCAATAAATTGTTTGGTCAAAACAAAACATCCATCAACCCATACTGTGTAAGAATTATCAGGAAAAAATTCATGTGGATGTGCTTTGACATAGTATGAATAATCTCTGGGATCTTCTATGTCTAAATTCAACTCAACATATTCCCATTGTTTGACAGACTTATCCACTGTTCCATCATGAAAACAAACATATCTTACATCAGGGTCAAAATAACTATGTGCTGGTAGTATATCATGTTCATTTGTTATGCATGTGTATACAATAAGTTGTCCATCTATTTCCTCTCCAGAATAATATGGTAAGTTATCTCTGACAGGTAGATTCATAATATTACATACTTTCTTTTTAAATTCTCTCTCTTCTTTATTGTTAGTAAATGTATATGAGTGTGGATATGTTTTTGCTCTTGTAGATTTGAATAGATCTACCTGTAATTCCACTCTAGGTAATAATTCACCATACACTTCCCATTCAGCGATGGCACTGGTTATTTGACAACCATGAAATAATTGATAGTGCTCATACCAATACCAATATCTTTCATTCCATTCCTTTACCTTTGATGTATTGTTTCTCCATATACAACAATTGATTGTGTGATCCATAAACTCTGGATCAAAACCTATATCATATAAATCTTTGCAAAATTTTATCAGACGATCCTCTGGAACAAAATCACACCTAAACAATTTCATTATCTCTCTCAGAAATGATCTCTTATCAGGGTGATGCATCAAAGTTATTTCATTCTTATCTAAAAATTTCTTAGAGTTTTCTACGAATTCCTCTGTCATAGTATAACAACCATCAATCCATACGTGAGGTTCATCAAACCACAGGTGTGAATTGCATCTGGTATGATAGGCATTCAATACAGGATGATCATACTTACAATCTAACTTTATAAATTCCCATTTACCTTTCTGCTCTATTGGTTTATCATAAAACATCACATACTTTACATCCCCATCATAATAATGATCGGGGATGTTATCATAAGCGTTTATATTCGTAGTGAATATTATCAATTTCTTGGTGCTTCTCTATTGAACCACCCTGTTGCAATGTATTTGTCAATATCACCTGTCAAAAATGCACCACGATGCATGTGTGTATATGATGCTGGCCAAAAAACAATTGTACCTGCTGTTGGTTGCAATGAAAGTTTTTGATGTAAGAAGTCAGTAGCACCTCCATTTTCTATAGGGATATCATTAAGGTAAACCATCCATGTGAGAACACGATCTCTATACATGAATCCACTATTTTCACAATGCCACACATGATAACCACCACCAGGTGGTGTTTTCTGAACCTTATATGTCGTTGATGATAAAGGGTCTCCCTCTATTATACCTTTATATGTGTCAGTATAAATTTTGAAGCAGTCACCTAACCATCTTGCAAGTGCATGTGCCATCGCCTCATCATGCACCTCTAAAAATAATTGTGTGTCTTTTCTTCCAAGTAATCCTTTGGGGAATTGTCTCGTTCCATCCATACCAGAATCAAGTGAGACTACAACATCATTTTTACCTTCACATTCAGTAAGAGTTGTATGCACCACAGAATCATTAACAATATATTTTCTAGAGTACCACATCTCAAACGATGATATCACTGCTCTACATATATCTTTTGGAATAGCATTCTTGAATACACCTATAGCATCAAGATCTTCCATAACAAGATCTCTATTTTCTGGAGGTTCAGGTATATTATGTTGTGATTCTGCAGCAGCACCTGCTTTAGGTGTCTGTTCATCCTCTGGAAGCACGACTTCAGGCATTTTGTTGTTCCTCTTTTGCTTGATTAAAATATACTGATGGTGGTATTCTACCACAATACTCGTCTAATTGCATGACCTCATCAACTTTTACATCTGCACCATTCTCTCTCCAAAAATCTGAGAGAGCATTGTTACTACTCTTATGAAAGATATCAATGTGTTCTTCATGAATAGCAGATCCCATGTCTAATCTATAATTGAACAGGGGTGTGGAGTATGATTTACCACTATCAAGAATCAAGTCTTCGGAGACTGCTCTTGGTCTGATGTTTTGATCGATTTTCCACTGCGATCCTCTCTGGTGAAGTTTGAGAAGTTTAGTTGCATGATGACGAGTAATAAGGTAGCAAGCAGCAGAAAAGTCATTTATAAATCTATGATGTAGTTTTAAAGTTATA